TCAGGATATCGCTTTCTACTTGATCTAACTGTTCATATAGTTCAAAAATTTCGTTAATCAGTTCGTGAGCGCTTGCTGCGTTTTCGTGTATAGAGTCAACGCTACTCTGGTATTTTTCGGCTTCTGCCTTTAGAGAATCGGTGGCGCTTTGGTAGTGTTGCAACGAAGACTCTATTTCATCCAGGTTAAAGTAATCGCGGCCCTTTTGCTTCATTTCCTCAAGACCGTTGATGACACTCAGTATGGAGCCTGCCAACAATCCAAAGCCTCCTGCTACACCTGCAAGATTGGCGAATCCGAAATCTTTAAGTCTGAGCATGAGCATTCCAAGAAGACCACCTGCCGACCCGTTTCCATCTCCCTCAATATCGACCAACGAAGTTCTCATTGCTTTCAATGCATCTGATACAAGATTAAGTCCCCTTGCCATGCTGGAAAAAACTTTTGACAACGGTTTCCCCCAGACGAGACCAAAAGCCATGAGGTTACCAAGCAATCCATCCGGTATGATATCGAGCAGCTTGTAAATCACGTCAGCCATACGCTCAATCTCTCTGGTGATTTTTGCAATAACATCGCCCATGTCCATGTCTTTGACACGTTCAAAAACGCCGATTACAACCCCGAGTCCGCTCTGCGCAGCCGTCATAACTGTTGCAAGTGGACCCGCCCATGTCATGGCAAAGGACGAGAAGTCTTCGAGGAATCCAGGCGGCATAGAGTCAAAAACTCTTTCGAATGCAGCTGCAATATTGCTTACATGTCGCACAATGTTGTCAAAGAACCGTCCACCATCGAGAGTCATGGCCCTATCGATTAAGCCACCAATAGCACCGCTGAGCGTTCTTGCATGTTGCGGATTGTCTTGGATGTATTCACCTGCGCTTTTTGAAACTGTATCTATCTGGTCACGAATCTTTTCCATGACGCCTGTGATACCATATCCAAGAGTGTCTTCCATCACGGTATTTGCATTTTCCATGATGTTCTGACCTGCACGTTTCACAGCGTTGCTTATATTGGATTGCCACGCCTCGATGGTACCCTTGTAAATACTCAGCGCTTGATCAAGACCGCTGTTACTTGCGAGTTTCTCGACCGCACGAATAAAAGACTCTGTTGAAATTTCACCGCTTGCCAGATCTGCCGCGACCGTTCTCAAGTCTGCGTCTGCGTCCAAGCCAAGTTCTTCCTTTAGGAATCGCAGAGAGACGCCAAGACCGTTAAAAAGGGACAGCCACTGTCTGGACTGTCCCAATTTCCCAGTCGCAAGGAGTCGGTCGATCTGCGAATAGGCAGTGCTTTTCATTTGTTCTGTTGCACCACCTGCCGTGATTGCTTTCTGAATACCAATGGTGAAGTCTGTTGCCCTGTTAATGTCTCCCATGTACATCTGGTACTTACGGAGACGGAAGGCTGCTTCGTCCAAACCAATAGGGATTCCACGGATACTCTGGTCAACCCTGTTTAGGGCGGCTTGGGATACAGCATCGGAAACTCCCGCCAATCCCATGTAATCCGAGAAGGTGTTCATGATGTCATAACGCTCAATCATGCCACCAATCTGTCCGGTTATGGCATTTGTAGCCATTGCCGTAAGGTATCTCTTTGCCGTACTGAGGGCATCAAAGCTGAAGATATTTGACATGCCCTGGAAGGACGATGCGAACATACCGCCAAAGTCCCCAAGTCCGCTAGACACAGAGGAAGCGATATTCAAAACAGAGGCAAGCATCTCAACCTTGGATATAGCAGAGTCGATCTGATCGGTTTTAACCTTCAGTTCATGCTCTTTTCGTAGTTTTTCCTCTAACTCCTCCGCCTTGGCTTTAAGTTCTTCTACTTCCTCTACCGACCTGCGAAGATTCTCATCATTGATAATCTCCGTTTTGGCATTGCCCATTTCCTGAAGTGTTTCCCTAGTGCCATCAAGAAGAGAATTCACTTCCTCGAGTTGCGATTTAGTTCCCTCATGAATGATTTGCTGTTCTCTGAGTTTTGATAGCTTTCCTTCAACCTCGTCAATCTGCTTCGACAACTCGCTCGTTACGCGCGGATCAACATTGATGCCTTTCATCATTTCCGCACTGTACTTGTCTTTCAACTCGGAAAGCTGTGACTCAAGCTTAGCGATATCCTTACTTACGTCAGGTTGCCCCTTCAACGTAAGCTGCAGTTCGTTCTTCTGCTTCGTGAGGGAGTCTATCTCTTTTTTTACGGTCTGCATGCTCTGGGAAATCTGAGCAACCGCAATCTTGGGGGTTATTTCATAGTTGTTGAACGAGTCTGCTATAGACTTCAGGTTCTGAAGTTCCTGCTTGGCTCTCTCACTTCCGTTTATATTTACATTGATTTGTATGTTGTGGTCAGCCATCGTCCACCTCGTCCAACTCTTCTATCTCATCAACGCCGATAAACTGCACAATGTATCTCGGCGGTCGTTCATCCTTGTAGTTCTTTGTGTTTCTCGCCACCCACGATTGGTAGGCGCTGTCTGCCGCTTCGTTGGCGTACTGACCGTATGCCACCAGAAGTTCCGGCACTCCCCACGTATCCAGTATCTCGTTCGGTCTGATGTGGAGAAGCTTGCCTACATAGTGGGCCATGTTTGTATATAGATTGAATCCGGCGAAGTAGTTCTCTACCCGTTCGCTTACTGGTTTTTCGCTTTCTTCCCGGACGATGATCCGAAAAAACTCTCTGACGCTTTCGCCATGTCAGAGTACTGGACCATGATTTTTCTATAGGCTTCTATAACACTGTTCGGAGTTATGAAGTCCACGAGTTCTGCGTTTACGCCAAGAACAAAGCCAACAAGCCGATACAGCTGATCCATGACCTGACCCTCGAAGGCGTTCGCCAATTCGATCATCTCATCCTGCGTATAGTCTTCAATGCTGCCGTTCTTCTTTACCTTTGAGTAAAGAGGCTGAAGCGCGGTCATGAGCCTCTGCACCGTCACCGCCTGCCGAGGCGTGATGTAGATATCCTTATATTCAACGACATGCTCTTTGTACTCTCCGCTCTCGTCCGGTACAACGAACGTCAGTGAGAAATCTTGTTTGTTCACTTTCGTTTTGTTGGCGTCACCGACTACCGCAAGGTCACCGTCTTTCATGACCGGGAACGGTGTGGTGTCTTCCATTGCCTTATCTCTTGCTTCTTTCAGCTGAATGATTTTCTCTTCTGTTAATACTTCTGCCATTTTTCTCTCCTCTCTCCTTTTCCTCTTTTAAAGAGGAGAGGGGGCCGAAGCCCCCTCGTTCTTACCGTTAATGTCAAGCCACGATGCGGCGTCTGCGACAGAACACACCGTCATCATCCCTCTGGATCGTGATCGAGAACGAGAAGCTTGTCTCGTTGCTGTTGTTGATCGTGAACGGGAAGGAAGTGATGAGGACGTTGTCGAAGATGTACACATAGCGGACACCGTCAGACGTCTCGACCGGGATGCTCATGCGGACACGGACATCACCGATGTTCTCAGCCGTCATGACTTCCTCTTCGATATCAGCCATCTTCGGATAGGACACCAGAACCTCGGCGCCTTCTGTCACCTCGTTGAAGTACAGTTCGGTCGTGCCGTCAGCGTTCTTGATGACCTGGAACTGGTCCTCTGCCAGATCTACCAGTGTCGGGACAGACAGCTGTTTGAAGAAGGAATTCGTGATGTCGCACTCCTCGGTCTTCTGAACAGTGACATATCCGCACTCATCCTGGAACAGGTCGGACAGCGTCAGTTTGCCGTAGTTGCCGGACTTCGTGATGGTCTTCTTGATCGTAACGATCTCGAAGCCTTCAGACTCAGTGCCTTTGCCGATCATCGGATTCAGTTTCCAGTAGTTCGGTGTCACGGACGTACCCTCAATCGTATGAGAGAAGGAGTCCACGCTGTCATCGTAGCCTGCGTTCAGGCAGGTAGTGGCAACAGCAGCGACATCGAAGGAACCGCCGACAGTGGACAGGCATCCGACTTTGACAACATCGTTGGTCTCGAAGTCCTCGATGGTGTCATAGATAGCGATGGACGAATAGCCGACCGCTTTGTTTGCGGACAGCTGAATGTAGGACACAGCGCCCGGCGTCCATCCGTTTGCCTCCTCGGAAGACGGTGTCTTGGACAGGTCGATAACGATCGGAACATATCCGTCATCAGTGACCTCAGCCGCAGTGATCGTGCGGGTGTACACATCAGCGGTCGTCATTGCCTGCACATCACTGATCTTGAATGTCAGCGTGACCGGATAGTCGGAAGACACCAGGTTGCCAGTGTAGACATAGAACGCCACAGCGCCTGCCGCATAATCTGTAGCATCGTACTGTGCTTTGAAGGTGACAGTGTCACCTGCCGCCCCCATCATCAGGGTGCCGGAATTGACACAGCCTTTGCGGTTGCACTCGAAGCGGTTCTGCGGTTTACGCAGGCTGTTGTAGGTAACAGTAGCCTCATCACTCAGGGCAGCGTAATGTCTGGTGTTGATCTTACGGCAGTCCTGCAGGTTGCGATGCAGAGCGAAGCTGACCTCAACATTCTTGCTGAGTTTGTCAATACCGACCTTTTTGATAAGGGCCTCCATATTGCATCTTGCCATGTTGTAGCCTCCTTATTCGTTGCTCAGAACTCGCTCCGCAGCCGCTTTGGCTTTGGCCTTGTTCGTCATCTTGTTGATAGCTTTAAGCTTCCGCGCTTTGAACTTCTGCGCGTCCACCTTTTTCTCTTCTGTTTTTTTGGTTTCAGCCATTGGTATTCTCCTTATAAGCTATGGATGTATGCTCGAAGTTCCACATATGCCTGGTCAAAGAATTTCGAACCAGAGTACCCGGGTGCATAGGCTGCATAAATAGGCCCGGGCCATTTTGGTGACTCTTTGAATTTCAGCATTTTGACGTTTTTTCTCTTCCACGTTGCCCTGTTCTTTGGGATAGACGGACCGTGACCGTCATTGACGTACGAGGCGTAGGAAGACCAAACACGGATGTGAACAGTGTCACCGGACACAGACCCCTGTACGGAATTGAACATCTTCCCGGTGTCGTAGTTTCCGTTCCGTATGATGCTGTCCTGCGTTATATCGATTCCCTTTGCACGGATGTCTTCCGGCAATTTCTCCAACCACGCAATGGTTGCGTCTATGCTTGCCATACTTCGAACACTTTCTTTCTCTTGCCGTTCGGCAGTTTATAGTCCTCTGTAAGCAGGTACTCGCCGTCAGCCTGTGACACCTCTACAGGCACTCCCACTCTGAACGTGACTCTCCGTCCGCTCGGAAGGTAATATGCCTTGTGGGTGGTCATCTGGCTGTGAGTAGTCCTGCCATGACAGACATGGCATCCCTTTTGTGTCTCCTCGATTACTCCGTTGAACCTCACCTTCATACGACAAACCCCCAGACGTCATGGTTGTATTTCAGCAGGCTCATCATGCCGAGCTGATTTTTGTACTGCTCCACGAGCATCTTGGCAAAGTCGGTTTCAAGGAAGACGCTCACCACGTCCCCGGACTTGTACTCAATCTGCTGTGTGGTGATGTTGCCGTCCGCGTCATACGTCACGGTCTCACCGCTGTCGCAGTTACACCCCTCACAATCACAGGAGTTTTTGGCATGGATCACTTCGAGCAGGTTGCACAGAGTGGGGAGCAGACACTCGGGGAGAGTGTTGTAACCCGCGTCATAGGTGACGAGAAGTTTGTACTCTGTCGGACAGCCGCATTCGTCTTCACATGAACACTCGCAGGATGGAAGTTCCGTATCTACACGGAAGCCGCCTTCATACTTCATGTCACGGTCATCAAAGCCTGTGTACAGGAAGTTGGAAAGCGGTGTCCTTTCCTCTTCCAGACCTTTTCTCTTGACGAGTGTGAACGTGAAGCTGTCTGCGTCAAACGGCGTGTAGTACGGCGTGAATTCAAACGGGCAGTCCAAGCATGAAGGGAGGTCAATGACCTCCCTTCTTTCACCTAACTCAAAGGACTCACATGGGTTCAAGGCCCATCCGGTAGCCAGGGACACAACACCTATCATGTCTGCGACGTCCCTGTCAGTGACTTCTTCTACACATGTGCAGAACTGCTTGAGTTGCTCAAACAGGTCCACACTGGAAGGACAAGCCATATCAGACCTTCGGGATCAGAGTCTGCGGCTGAATCAGGCCGCCCAGATCAGCAATGGCGCTCAGGCAGGCTCCGCCGATCGGGACGTCAACGATACGGGCCAGTCTGTTGGCGTTGTTGCCCATTGCAGTACCGAAGTTGTAGTAGTAGGTGCAGGTCTCACCGCAACCCTCAGCCGGGGTCTTGTTGAAGTCACCGCTCAGACGGATGAACGGCTCTTCAGGCTGCAGGTTTGTACCAAGGTACAGACCGACAGACTCGCCGTTCAGTACCCACACTTCACCAGTGCCTGCTGTCATGTTGACCGGGACCAGTTTATCCGGAATGAATCCGATGCCATGGAAACGGACCTCATCGCCGTTGCGTGTCCATCCGGACGGATACTGACCATTCTGTCCTACTACGACCTCAGCGAGGATACCCGTATATGTGACCGGGTTGACAGCGAACACGGCGTTCGTGTATCCCATCAGGGAGATACGGCACCACAGGGAGTCGAAAGCCTGCAGGATGTTCGTACCGTTGATGACGGCGATAGCCGGGTTCTCCATGACTTCCATCAGGCCGTGGAACGGTTTCAGGATGTTTGTATAGACGTTGGAGTGACCCTGGATAACCGTATGGGCGGTGTAGAACGCCATGGACAGACGGGCGATACGTCTTTTGATCTCGTTCAGCTTCTCGCCTTTGGAAGCCAGTTCTCCGGCATCAGAACCGAAGCCAACCTCACGGCCGACCAGTTCGTCCATGATGGAGTCACAGTCTTTAAGGCAGAGCAGGTTCAGCGGTACGTTGCCCTCGCAATTGGCGAAGTCGAACGGCTGCCAGCAGCATTCCTGTGTCTCGGAAGCTTCCGGCACCAGAGACCACAGTTCACGCGGCACTTCGATGACCCATTTGCCATCGGATTTGTGTACCAGGCAGGATCCTTCCGCATTGACGTTTGCACGTACACGTCTGGTCAGTTCAGTACCGAGCAGCCATGTGACGAGCGGGAAACGGTTCTGAATCTCGGTTTTCGGATCGAGTCCGGCACCAGAGCAGTCAGCCATCTCCGGCAGATTGGTTGCAAGCATGGTCTTGTCCACGGCAACCGCATCCAGAATTGCAGTATTCATGTTCATCATGTTCATAGTGTTATTCTCCTATTCCGTCTGTGTAGACCTTATGCTCCGCAACCGGTTCGGGTGTCTTCGGCTTGGAAGACAGGCTGACGGAGAGTTTCTTGAACGCATTTACGAACTCAGCTTCCTCGTTTTTCTTCGCGGCAAGCTGTTCTTTCAGAGAGGCATTCTCCTCACGAAGGGACTTCAGTTCATCCGCAAGCTGTGCCATCAGAGCCTTGAAGCCTGTGTCTTCTGCGGCAGGCTCTTCTGTGACCTCTTCCTCGGTGGCTTCCTCTTCAGAAGCCTCTTCCTCAGAAGTCTCTTCCTCGGCAGTCTCCTCTTCGGTGACTTCCTCCGGGGTCTCCTCTTCAAGCTTCGTGGTCTCTTCTTTTTCCTCGGCCTGCTCTGTATCAGACATGGCCTTGTCGATAAGCTTTGTGATCTCGGCGATATTGCTTCCGCCTTCCTTGGACAGAAGTTTCGCCAGTTCATTCATCTGCAATTCGCTACCTCCTTTCAGATGAACTCCCATGGAATTGACATCCCCGGCATTGCCGACAATGGCGTAGTCGTAAACAAAAAGACGCTCCACGATGGGAACGCCGAACGGATTCAATTCCTGATTGTCAGTTAAGTCCCAGTTGACATCCATGCTCATCTCCACAGAGAGGCCGACATCAAACTCGGACTGCTCAAGCGCTTTGATGATTGGATGTTCCCGGTTCAGAGGAAGGTTGGTCTCCAGTCTCTGGCGGCCATCCTCGATATCCACCACACGCAGGTTCGACTTTGTCCATCGTCCGACCACACGGTCAGGGAATGATGCAAGGTCCGTATGCCCTACGTTGATGGATCCTTCATAGTCCACGGGCAGTTCGTCATAGAACCGCTCCAGTGTCCCGCGCATGATATAAAAATAAGGAGTGCCATCACTGTATGTGACCATGCCCTCCTGCAGTAGCGGATACCATTCTCCGCTTTCCTGTACGCTCAGTTTCATAGCCGAGTCGTACTGTTCTTTCATGCGCTTGCGGTGTTCATTTCCTTTGTCTCGTCTGTCAATGATATTCATCCGTCCACCACCTCGATTCCGGGGAATGTAACATTCAGCTTGCCGCCGGAGCAGGCACAGCCTTTCTTTGTGGTGTAGGGAATACCGCGACAATCGAGAGCCTCAAGGAGCGCCGGGGTGGAGCGAAGTGTTACCTTCCAGTCTTTCAAGGACTGGATGTACAGTTCGTCATCCGCATAGGCGTCATACCAGTAGCCGGGTTCGAGTTTTACGAACTCAACCTTTGTCTGCGTCTTTTGCGGATTTGCCCACCTTACCAACGTCAGCCTTTGGCTTACGCTTATGAGGTCGTTCAGGCGGTACTTCATCCTTCACCTCCTCGAGTCGTTCCGGTTCTTTGAACTCCTTGGGACCACGCATGAATGCGTACATCTCATCGAAGTTCTTAAAGAACATTGGTCTGTCTCCCATACTCACCTCCATCAGCCGCAGAACGCGTCTGTCGGTTCCTCAACCTCGGAAGTGCTGATAGTGGCAACAGCCTTGACGATGGCGTGGAACGGGATCACCGTGATCTCTGTTCCGGCAGCGTTCGGGACTTTGACATCATGCCCATCCAGAACCTGGTCCCATGCGATCGTGCCGCCAGTGTAGGTTGCAGTATCGGCAAACGTGACGGCGCTTCCGGCAGCCGGAGTAATCTCTACTGTTCTCAGAAATTTGGTCATCGTGTTTCTCCTTTCTTATATAGGTAGTTTTTCTTCAGGTACGGACGGTGCGCCTGAAGAATGTTCCTCTTTCAATGCCTCGAGGATCTCCGTCATGGCTTCCTTGTCCAGTTTATGAGTGAAGTAAGTGATGAAATCCTGGTCACTTACAAGCACACGGTTTGTCAACTCAAGTTTCCCGTTCTTCTTTTCGAATTCGAGGGCAACGATATGCTTCTTGAAGATCTGGCCGCTCGAGAGGTCTCTGATGGCTCTGTATCCCTCGGAGGTCTGAGCCATAACGACCTGCAGCTTCTTTCCGACAACACGGAATCGATTGTCATAAAACCAATCAGTGTTGACGGCTTTGTTCTCGTAGTAGCTTGCAGCTATACTGCCGTCAGGGTTCATCTCGCGGAAACCGAAATCATTCCTCTGCTCTTTCGGTCCCTTGCCATTCTGGATGTACCCCTGTCCCATCTTTGCCTGATCTTCAAAGGTGACGATGGGTTTGCCGTGGTCCGTTGCGATGACGGACACGTCTTCCTCTCTGTACTTTGCTTCCATTTCCTTTTCTCCTCTCTTAATCTGCGGACTTCATTTCGCCCTTTGCGTTGTATAGAGTCTGGCGCAGGTATGCCACAAACTCATCAATGATGTCCTTGACGTTGTCGTTCTCGGACGCCTTGTTCGCATACGACAGCTTCTGGATGGTCTGTGCCAGTTTCTCACGGATGTCGTTTTCATCCTGTACCTGCTCAAGGTCGTACTTGTCGAAGTAGATCTTCCCTACACCCAGATATGCCGAAATCATTTTCGAGAACTGCACTGCGTAGTTCTCACGGGTCGGGATGATGGTGTTCAGCATGGCGTTATCGATGATCTTCTCAACTGAGACATTGCCGTGCAGTTTACCGACTTCGAGCAGTGTCGGACTCATGCCAAGGATCTGTGCCACGATGACCGTGTCGTTACTGGCCCACTCAAAGAACTCGGTGGACTTGGTCACCCTCGGCAGGTGTTCTATATCCTTATCAAAGGCGTTCGACAGAAGCACGACAGAGTCAGAAGAAGATTCCTTGATGGCTGCAGCCACACGCTTTATCTCCTTCTTGGCATCCTCGTTACGTTTCTGCTGAGCGCCCATGGAGTTGTTGACGATCTGTGTAGTAGAGATGTCATTCCCGTCCGTGGCATTGAAGCCATCCTTCGGACGCAGGATGATACGTCCCGGGCCGTCATACGTGATGTCGTAGTTCATCCGGTCATAGACACTGGTCAGCAGGTCTACCCTCTGCCTGTCCCTTGTGAACGGCGAGTATCCATGCAGATAGCCGGGATTGTTTCGGATGTTCTCGAACTCGCTGGGGTCCAGAAGTATCATGTCCTTCTTTCGGAACCATGCACCGATATCGTCATACGTCTGTATCTCTTCCCACTCATCCAGTTTCAGGTCACGGCTGATGGTCTTGCCGTCCTCACGGATGAAGTAGGCCACCACCTCGTCAATACCATCATGCTTGTTGAGGATGATGCCGTATGTGCCTTTGTGGTAGGCGTAAAGGTTTCCTTCGAACAGACGAAGTCCGCACTCGCCACGGGAGGCGGCCTGACGGATGGCTTCCTTCAAAACCTCGTAGTTGACAGCACCAAGTTTGTTCTTGCTCTCGAACAGCCACGGGTCGAGGACGGTCTCGTCCGTTACCTGGTCCCCTGTCGTAAGTCCGTTACTGAACAGGTAGTTGATGAGACGGTCAAGGACGTAGTCCACACCGGGAAGGTCCTTCAGAAGTTCCTCGACATCATCGTCTTCCAGTTCCCGTGTGATCTCCTTGGTCCCAAGGTCACACCCGGTAGTGGGGCAGGCAAGCATGTCTTCCAGTACTTCCTGATTCACTTCCTCAAGGCGGTTCACCTGCGGACGGCGGATCTTTACCTTATATTTTTTGTTTGCTCTGTAATTTCGCTTTCCCATTGGTTACTCCGTTATAAAGACCGCCTCGTTCAGACTGTACATAATAAGTGCGTGTATCGACAGCAGTACAGCGTCAAAGGCGTCAGGGGAATGCCCTATGGCGTTCTTGATCTCTATCTTGGGGCGCACCACGATCTTGCCTGATGCTCTGCGGTCACAGGTGACAAAAGGCATCACCTCTTTGACGGCGTCATAGGCTTTCTGCGTGAACACCAGTGACTGGTTCTCTATCAGGTCCTGCAGGTCAAGGTGCATCTCTGCCCTCATGTTGCCTGCGTTGGTGGCGGCATACTGTTTGGCCTTTACCCGTTCCTTGGTAGGGCCGCCGCCGAAGTTGACGCCGAGTACATTGACACCTCGCTGTGCCAGTGCCTCGATCAGCCATACGCCATAACCCTGGTCAACACAGCAGAAGGAACACTGGTCGCGGTGGTACACTCTGGCGATCTCATCGGCTATCTCATTGCCTGTCACGCCGTCCACCCAGTTGCTCTTATCTATCTCCATCAGGGCATCTACTTCTGCCACCTCACCAAGGGATGACTCGCAGACATAGATCTTGTCCTTGCCTTTGTAGGCAGCATCAATGCCAAGGAAGCGGAAGGTGTTATGACCCGGCGCTTCAATGACCTTGGGTGTGTCAAACATGGACTGGCCTGACTGCGGCAGTTCGCACAGCCAGTACCGTACACAGGTATCCATCTTCTTGGCGAAGTCGGTCTGCAAGATATGCTCCGGTGTCCAACGTCCTTCCTGTGCGGCAGTAAGGGCATCTGACCAGACGATCAGCGTACCCTTGGACGGGTTGGGATCCGTCAGTGCGTCATAAAAGGCCCCCGGCTGATGCGGGTTGCTTATCATGACGAGCATCTGCTTTGTCCCATCCACCGAGGACAGTTCACGCCTGCCAATCTCAGCCAAGGCATTCTCGGATACCATGGCGGCCTCATCAATGATGTAGCCAGTACCACGACCAACGGCCTTGTTGTGCGAAAGGTCACCAAATGTATCGCCAAGGGTGAGTGCCTCGATGTACCCACCCCGGGCATAAGAAAGCCGCCCCTTACTCAGTGATGAGTCGAGACGGTCAATCTTCTTCATGGTCTCACCGACAATAGCTTCCTTGATGTCTGGTGTGGCATCACGTATCGCCTGTCTGGTGTAGGTCATGATGATATCGGTTGTAGCGGTATTGGCGGCAGCGACAGACAGCTTCTTACCTTTGTATGCCATCAGCGCCGCACAGTGTCCCAAAAGCCACGACTTACCATATTGGCTGCAGGTAACTGCCACAACGGTGTCGTAGTCATCAGAGAACATGGCACCTGCAAGCACAGCTTGCGTGTAGTAGGTCTTTACACCAAAAGCGGCGAACAGTTCTATAGCACCTTGTGCCGCCAGTCTGTCCGCCTCTTCCTTATCTACGTTTATCCGTTTATAGTGCAAAGGCATGTTCCCCATCATAGGGAAGCGCCCAAGCATCCATGGTCCTCGGTTATTGTCGGAGTCCTTCAGTAACTCCTCTAACCTTCGCACAGATGCACCCGTGTTGCTTTCGGTATCTCTTTATTGACAGGGATGATACGGTTTTCATCCACTGTCTGCGAGTATGTGTACCCGTCCTTCAGCATGGACTCCAGAATATACTGACCGGGACGCATACCGTAGCGATCAATGTAAGCTGTCACCGTACCTTCAAAGCCAGTGATCTTATCCTTTGCCTTGTCTCCATAGTTCAGCCGCATTTCCTCTCCTCCTTATATATAGGAAACTACTCCTCGCCATTTAACTGATCCTCGATCAGCTTCATCCTTTCCTCGTAGGTCAGGGAGACTCCGCCGGACACAGTGTTTCTGATATTGTCCGTGTAGTCGCCAGACATACGGTTCAGCATGTCGGCAGCACGAAGACGATTGTCTGTCTTCTCGGTCTCGTCCAGAGCAATACCCGTCAGGAAAGCCTGCCGTGCCTGTCTGTCAAGGATGGCACCCTCCTCCGCAGCTGCCTGCAGTTCCTTGATACGTGCCTGGATGTACGGGGCAGACGGTTTCGTTACTTCCATATGATAAGCGTCAGACCGCTGATTGGATCTCTTGCATTTCGTACTGTACCCCGCATTCCCCCATGCAGTGGCATAGTCAGCACCGTTCGCTCTCTCCTGACAGTACTTCTCCTGCATCTGCGTCAGTTTCTTTACTCTCGCTCTCGGCATATCAAAAACCTCAAACACCGGAGTAAAATTTTTCCGGTTTCCTATTTTACATAATCAGTTTACATAATTTATTTTGGGATAAAAAAATAAGCAGAGGGTACATCCTCCGCCCACAGGCTTCCTTGGCTCCCTCTCGCTCGGCTCTTGCCTCGCTCTTGCCGTCCGCTCCGCTTCAGGTCCGCTTTCGCTTCCCTGTCGCTTCTCTTCCGGCGAAGCCTTATTTTGAACTTCCACGCTATCACTATAACATGGGTAGCTGGTACTTTATTCCGGGAGTTTTGAAAAATATAATATTTTTTCTTTGAATTAACACTTCTGTAATGGTTTCGTAGTGGAATTGTCATAAAAGCTTTGAGTCTGGATAATTCAGAGAGCGGCATCCGTATAGTTTCGGTTCGACGCCTCGAAGCAAACGCGATACAGTCCCTTTTCCTACTATGTTGCTAGGGATTGTATACAATGATGGCCGGATGCGCAGCGGGTGGCGTGTGGGCATGGGTGTTCCGTGTGTGGCGTGTGGCTCTGTGTGGCTCTGTGTGGCCCGTAGGCGTCTTCTATGTCCGTAGGGTATACCGTTGTACCCTTGACGGCTTGCGGCTCTGTTTGGGGCGTTTAGAGCGTCTCTGTGCATAGGGGTGTCTTTCCCTTCCTTCCCATGGATGCATGGCCTGTATTTACCTACTTGCCTACTGGGTGTATGGGTGATGCAGTGGGGGATTGTAAAGTGTTCCGGCGTATTGCTTTACAATCATAGTGCGAGGGTGTTTCTTCCATATAATGGCATACTGATATCATTGTACAATATGCACAACATGATATCAGTACATTTGTGCAACATTTTTGCAATGATATCATTGACATTCTATGCATATCATGCTATCATTGCATCATCAAAACAAACACAACGAAGGGAGACAAGGAAACACAGACTAAGCATTCACAGTCACTAAACCGAATGCAAGCACCTTGACAATAGAATGATACAGCCGTATACGAGGCGATGTTTGCCCGCGTTCCTTAGAGAATGCATCCGCGAGCACAAATAGGCCGGAAGATGCCTAGCGTGTACGGGTGGACTGTACAAGCGTGTTTTTCCTCACGCACAGCGCAACGGCTTAGAAACATGGAAGCCGTGACACGGTTCGAATCCGGCGCTGTGCATCACGCGAAAGCGTGAAACCGATTATCACACACAAGAAAGTTGAGGGAAATACCATGGCATACAAGAAAGAGACAATACAGGCAATGATAGAAAAAGCCAATGAACTAATTGACTACTACATGGTCATGAGTGTCGATGAAATCCGGCTCTGTATATCTGAAGGCAATGACAAGATAGGACACACAAGAAACGTGTCACTAATGCCTATTCTATCATGCGGTAACTGCAAGCACTGCATGAAGTTCTGTTATGACGTTAAGGCGTGTGTCCGCTTTACGGATACGACACTTGCAGCGCGTGTCAGAAACTGGGTGCTGTTTCTGAAAGACAGAGACGCCTACTTTGCAATGATAGAGAAGGCACTGCGTCCGAGAATCAGACACAAGTATTTCAGATGGCACGTAGCCGGAGACATCGTAGATGAGGACTATTTGGCGCACATGGTCGCGATAGCCGAAAGACATCGCGATTGGAAATTCTGGACCTACACGAAGATGTATCACGTAGTCAACCACTATTGCGATACGCACGGGGGAAAATCCGCGATCCCGAGCAACCTTCAGATTATGTTCTCTGAGTGGGATGGGGTCGCGTTAGACAATCCGTACGGCTTCCCGATATTCACTGTCAAGATGAAAGACGGGAACAAGAATCACGCGCCGGAATACTTTGACACACTGTACAAGTGCCCTGGAAATTGCGATATCTGCAAGCGCACTTGTCGCGGGTGCATCGCCGGAGAAGACACCTACAACGATGAACACTAACCGCGAATCCGTACAATCGGGTGAGTGGGTGAAAACCCCACTCTCGCGACTCGCCGTTCTCTGTCGAACTGCTCTTTAGCTGAAGTAAGCATGGGACGCGCAACGGAACCGAATATCACACGCACGGAGGATTATATCATGATGAGTTTATACGAGTATTGCAACATGTACGGCGAAACACCCGCGGACGTCATGCAGGACTGGAACGCGGAAAGGGCCGTGCCGGGTCTCATGAGTCACGCGGCCATGGTTGCGGACCTGGACGCCAACGGGATTGACCACTA